ATGATCTCCAAGAAGAACGCGAAGAGCACCGTCGCGGCCGAGATCATGCTCGGCGCGCTGATGATGAACTGGCGCCAGTCGGCCGAGCTGCTGATCCTGAGTCCCACGAAAGAGATCGCAGAGAACTCCTACAAGCCGATCCGCGACTTCATCAACGCCGACAGCGACCTGCGCGCGCTGTTGAAGGTTCAGGATTACTTCCGGACGATCACGCACCTGGGCACCGGCGCGACGCTGAAGGTGGTGGCCGCCGACGCCGATACGGTGTCGGGCAAGAAGGCTTCGTTCGTGTTCGTCGACGAGCTGCACGAGTTCGGCAAGAAGGAGAAGGCCTCCAACATGCTGCTCGAGGCGACCGGCGGCCTGGCGTCGCGGCCAGAGGGTTTCGTCATCTACGCGACCACCCAATCAAATGAACCGCCGGCGGGCGTGTTCAAAGCGAAGCTCGACTATGCGCGGAAGGTGCGCGATGGCCGTGTCGTCGACCGCAAGTTCATGCCGGTGATCTACGAGTTTCCGGCTGCCATGCTCGCGAGCAAGGCGTATGAAGACCTCAGCAATGCCTACGTTACCAATCCGAATTGGGGCGCCTCGGTCGATATCGAGCGCATTACCCAGCTGCACGGCCAGGCGAAGGAGGGCGGCGAGCAGGAATTCAAGGAGTTCCTGGCCAAGCACTTGAACGTCGAGATCGGCCTGAACCTTCGGTCCGACCGATGGGCCGGGGCGGATTTTTGGCTTGATGCCGCCGATGCAACGATCTCGCTGGACGTGCTGCTGGAGCGCTCGGAAGTGGCGGTGATCGGGATCGACGGCGGCGGGCTAGACGACTTACTTGGCTTGGCTGTGCTGGGTCGTGAACGTGAAACTGGGAAGTGGTTGCTGTGGTGCCATGCCTGGGCGCACGAGATCGCACTTGAGCGCCGCAAGGAGATTGCGCCCCGGCTGTTGGACTTCCAGAAGCAGGGTGACCTCACCATCGTTAAGCGCCCGGGCGACGACGTCATGGCCGTGGCGGATCTGATATGCCAGGTGCGCGACTCAGGCCTTCTTCCCGAAGAGAAAAGCATCGGCGTCGACGCCGCCGGCATTGGCGCGATCGTCGACGAGCTGATCACCGAAGAACGCGGCATCGAGATGAAGCACATTGTTGCGATCTCGCAGGGCTACAAACTGAACGGCGCCATTAAGGACACCGAGCGAAAGGTTGCGGGCGGCGAGCTGCTGCACGCAGGTAGCCCGATGATGGCCTGGTGCGTCGGCAACGCGCGCATCGAGGACAAGGGCAACGCGATCCTGATTACCAAGCAGGCCAGTGGCAAGGCCAAGATCGACCCTCTCATGGCCACGTTCTGCGCGGTCTCGCTGATGGCGCTGAACCCGGCTGGAGTCGGGGACGACGGTTTTTATTCGAACCCAATTATGGTGGGACTCTGATGCAAGAACGAAAAATACTCGGCCAGGTTCGCGCCACGCTGCTGAACTGGCTGGGCGGATCGTTCTCGTTGCGCGACGGGGATGCGATGTCGGCCATGTCGGGCCGGGCCACGGCGACCGGAAAGAACGTCAGCGTCGATTCCGCGATGCAACTGTCGACGGTATGGGCATGTGTTCGCCTCATTTCCGAGACGGTTTCCACTTTGCCTCTGCGTGTCTACCGCAAGCGAGACGGCGGGGGACGTGACGTTGCCAGTGACCACCCGCTGCACTCTCTGCTGTGCCTGTCGCCCAACGCTGAAATGACCCCTGGCCGGTTCATGTTGCTTATCGTTGCCAGCATCATCATTCGGGGGAACGCGATAGTCGAAAAGCAGAGGATTCTCGGCCGCGTCGTTGCGCTCAACCCGCTGCTGCCACAGGAAGTAACTATTCGCCGTGAGAATGGCCGGCTGGTCTATGACGTACTGGATGGGAAAGGCGGCAAGCGCACACTCCAAGCTGATGATGTGATGCACATCCGAGGCTTTGGTATTGATGGAATGTGCGGCCTGCAGCCGGTTATGCAGGCTCGTGAGATCATCGGTGCCGCCACGGCCGCGAACGAGGCAAGCGCTAAAATCTTCGCCCAGGGCATGCAGGTAAGTGGCGTTCTGACCTCTGATGCAAAGTTGAATCCGGCGCAGCGCGAGCAAATTCGCACCAATCTGATGACCTTCTCGAACTCGAGCAGCTCGGGCAAGCTGATCGTCCTCGAGGCTGGCATGAAGTATCAGGGCATTTCGATGGACCCTGAAAGTGCGCAGATGCTCCAGACGCGTGCCTTTAACGTGGAAGAAATCTGCCGTTTCCTCGGCGTCCCGCCCTTTATGGTGGGGCATATGGACAAGGCGAGCAGCTGGGCATCGAGTGTTGAGGCGCAAAACCTCCACTTTTTGACCAGTTGCCTACGCCCGATTCTCGACAATATCGAGCAGGAAATCATCCGGTGCCTTATTCCGCGCGCCGAATGGGGCATGATTTATGCCGAGTTTTCTGTAGAAGGGCTGCTCCGCGCCGACAGTGCGGGCCGTGCCGCGTACTACAACACCGCATTGCAGAACGGCTACATGAGCCGCGATGAGGTTCGGGCCCGCGAGAACCTGCCGCCAATTAAGGGTGGCGACGTTTATACCGTACAGACCAACTTGACCCCGATCCACATGCTCGGCGCCGAGAAGCAGGCCGATGCCGCGCGCAATGCTTTGAAGGCATGGCTTGACGCTCTCCCATCGGCTGAGTCAGCCACTGCGTAAGGAACACCACTATGAAACGTAATTTGCCGCTACTGCCGGCGGCTCAATCGCGCGCGGGTATTTCGTTCGATCTGCCGCAAGCCGCGCTTGCTCGCTGGAATCCTGCTATTCAGGCGGCTGCAGGCGACACGCAGTCGATCAGCATTTTTGACCCGATCGGCTATGACGCATGGACCGGCGATGGTGTAACGGCGAAGCGCATCGGCGCGGCGCTGCGCGGCATGGCCGGCGCCGACGTCACGGTCAACATCAATTCGCCAGGCGGCGATATGTTCGAAGGGCTGGCGATCTACAACCTGCTGCGCGAACACCAGGGCGAAGTCACTGTGAATGTCATCGGGGTCGCTGCCTCTGCCGCTTCGATCATCGCCATGGCGGGCGACAAGATCCAGATTGGCCGGTCGGCGTTCCTGATGATTCACAACTGCTGGGTTGCCGCTGTCGGCAACAAGACCGAGTTGCGCGCGGCGGCCGACACCATCGAGCCGTTCGATCGAGCCATGGCCGATGTCTATTCGGCGCGTACCGGCCTTGACGTGAAGGCCATTGCAAAGCTGATGGACGCCGAAACATTCATCGCCGGCAGTGACGCAGTAGAGCAAGGTTTTGCCGATGCCCTGCTGGCTGCTGATCAGATCACCGAGAAGCAGAGCGATACGACGACAGCTGCGCGGGCGCTTGATACCGCGCTGGCAAAGGCGAACATGCCTCGATCCGAGCGCCGCCGCCTGATTTCCGAGATCAAGGGTACGCCAAGCGCTACCCAAGAGGGCACGCCGAGCGCTGCCGACCCGGCCGAAGTGGCCGCATCCACTGCAGCACTCCTGGGCGTCCTCGCCCGCTTTGAATCCGCAGCAAAACGATAAGGAAATACCATGGACATGAATGTCACTGACCTGCTCAAGCAAGTCACCGCCTCGATGGAAAAAGCATCGAGTGAATTTTCGGCCAAGGCCGACCAGGCCATCAAGGAGGCCAAGGCCGCCGGCGACATGAGCCAGGAAACCAAGGCATCGATCGACAAGATCGCCAGCGAATTCAACACGCTGAACACGGCCACCACCGCGCTTAAAGCCCAGCTCGGCGAAGTAGAGCAGCATATTGTCGCGAGCACCGGCACTGCCAATGAACGCGCCGCTGCGATGTCGGCCGGCGCCCAGGTGATCGCGCACGCCGGCCTGAAGGCCTTCGCCGCCAAGGTCTCGAGCAACGAGCGCCTGCGCGAAAGCTTCCCGGTCAACGCGGCCCTGATCTCGTCTGGCGTCGCCGGCGGCGTTGTTGAGCCGCAGCGCCTCCCAGGTGTCGACGTCAAGGCCAAGCAACGCCTGTTCATCGAAGACCTGATCTCGCCCGGGCGCACTGATGCTCCGGCCATTTTCTGGGTGCAGCAAACCGGCTTCACGAACGCTGCTCGCGTCGTTGCGGAAAACACCGCAAAGCCGTACAGCGATATCGCGTTCGCAACCAAGATGACCGCGGTGAGCACGATCGCCCATATGTTCAAGGCATCGAAGCAGATCCTCGACGACTTCAAGCAGCTGCAGAGCCTGGTCGACCTGGAAATGCGCTTTGGCCTGAAATACGCCAAGGAAATGGAAATCCTGTTCGGCGACGGCACCGGCGTTCACCTGCTGGGTATCGTGCCGCAAGCAACCGCCTACAGCGCTACCGGCATCCCGGCTGGCGCCACAACCATCGATGCGCTGCGCTGGGCAATGCTCCAATCGCAACTGGCACGCATCCCCGCCACCGGCCATGTCCTGCACTTCACCGACTGGGCCAAGATCGAGATGGCGAAAGACACGCTCGGCCGCTACATCATCGGCAACCCACAGGGAACCACCGACCCTCGCCTGTGGAATCTGCCGGTTGTGCCGACCGAGATCCCGGCGTTCTTGGGCAAGTTCTTGACCGGCGCTTTCGCGCAGGGTGCGCAGCTGTTCAGCCGTGAAGATGCGAACGTGGTCATCTCGACCGAAAACGCTGACGACTTCGAGAAGAACATGATCTCGATCCGCTGCGAAGAGCGCGCTGCCCTGGCGGTCTACCGCCCTGAGGCATTCATCTACGGCACCCTGCCGGTGCCTGCTTAAACCGTTGCGCGGGGCCTCGCATCGCTGGGGGCTCCGCCTGGAGATTCGCATGATCAAGATGAAATCCGAGCGGCCGCTGCTGATCAATGGCACGGCGCAGACCGAATTCGAAACCACCGAGCAGCACGGGAAAGAACTGGTCGCAGCAGGGCTGGCCGAGCTGGTTGAGCCCGAGCCTGTCGAGCGCGAGCCGGTCGAGCCGGTCGAGCCGGTCGAGCCGGAACCGGAAGTCGAAGGCGCGCCGGCCAAGTCGCCACGCAGCAAGAAGCAACCGTAACCCACCCGGGCGATCGCGATGACCCACCTGCACATGACCCCCGAAGTCTCGACCATTCGCGTGTACTCCGCGCCGGGCGGCTACGAAGCGCGCCGCGCGTACGACGGGATCATCACGGTCACCCACCTGACAAGCAGCACCGTGTATGTGCACGGCGCCGTCGGCAAGATCGACCGCGCGACGCATGCGCGCGCACTGAACATGCTCCGCGAACTCGGCGTCACTACGGTGATGTACGAGCGGCGCGGGCGAATGAAAACCATTGAGCTGGAAACGAAGACCTGACCGCCGAGCACTTGGCCACGATGCCAGCCACCGAAGTCGACGCCATCCTCGAAACCCTCAGCAAAGCAGAATAAAATATGGCGAATCCTACTATCACAATTCTGCCATCCAAAATGGCAGTCAGCACCGGTTCGCCATATACCGCCA